TCTGCAGCAGGAGATGCTGGTAAAGGCATGATGACACTGGATTTAGCAATGAAAGTAGCATCGGGTCAGCCTTTAGCAGAGAGTTTTGGTAGCACTATAGGTGAATTTGGTAATGTTGTGATCTTTACAGCAGAAGATGATGAGTCAGAAATGCACAGGAGGATTGAGCGTTTAGATCCGAACAATTTGAGGTTTTCGTACAGGCATGAGCTTCGTGTGGTCTCATTACCTAACGTGGGAGGTGTATTTCCAATACTACAGGACACAAGAGATGGTTATAGTACCAGTGATGAGTTTGATAAACTTTACGAACAAATTTTGCAAATGAATGATTTGAAGTTAATTATCTTTGATCCTTTGGCTTCTTTTGTTCATGCAGATGTAAATGCAGATCCAGCAGCAGGAGCTGCCTTGACTGGTTTAT